TACTGCATCACGGGGTCTATCGGCCCAGTCTGGGTTGGGGATTTGTCCTGCTGACGCATGTAATAGTACCTCTTGCCTAGCTTTATCTAAGTCTATCAGTCGTTTGTTGTATTGTCGCCATACGTTATCCACAAACTTAACGTTTTCTTCGTTGTTCTTGTAGCTTGGGCTGAACACCCCACGGATAGCTTCCCACGTAATCGACTGCATCTCTCTGGCTAATACGCCACGCTCCGCTGCCGCCCTGCGGTACGCCTCTTCAAACAGGGAGTAGGTGCCATTGATCCCGGTAATCTTAGAGCTTGACGCGCCAGTCTTACCTACCACACCACCACCGAAGTTGTGTATGACAGGCTCCGACTTGCCGCTCAAAGGCTGCAACAGCCCTGCCGCTACAGCGTGGGTATCAATCGTGACAAACCCAAGATCCGACTGTGGATCAAAGATGTTGTTGTAGAAATTACGAACCTTGTTCTGGGTGCCCAAGGATGAGGAGATCACGTCGATGTCGTTTGACCTCAAAGCAACGACAGCCTTGGCGATCTCGTTCATAGACCCCCAGCCAGCGCCAGCGTCTTCGCCTTTGACCGTCTTGACGTAGTCCATGATCGTGCCGTCAGGAGATATGATCCTGTGGGCGCGGCTGTTGTATGTCTCGTCATACGTCCTGATGTAGTACGCAAGCTGCAAGTTAGTCTTGTCTGAATCGCCAGCAAGAATCTCATTGATGGTCTTGCCATCTATCTCTGGCAGGATCTTGGATGATATCGCCCTAGACTTAGCTGACGCACCCTCTTTGAGATACAGCCGCTTTGCAGTGTCCATCATCTCGCCATTGAACGGGGTGTTTGCCTGCTCAAAGAATATGTCTGCGGTGCGCTCACCCAGAGAAGCATTCATGTACCAGTCTTTCTGAGGCGATAGGTTAGCTAGCACGGCGGAAGCCTGCTCTAAGCTTATGTTGTGCTTGCCTGCCATTCGTTGGGCTAGCTTGTTTGCACCCTCGTACCAGAGCTTGGATGTTTCTCTGATAGATGGGTCAACCATGTCGTAGATGTACAGCAGGTTGTCCTTCACTGTCTCGACAAAGCTCTCTGCTTTCTGCTCGTCTGTTCTAAGAGCGCGATCCTTTCGCAGGATTGGGTATATGCTGGCGTCCTTGATCAGCGCCATGTTCTTTGTGAAGACTGGCTTGTCGCCTGTGAACGCCTGATAGTCGTTGACCAGCAGATCATCTAGCGGATCTTCTGTCCTTCGCACAGCAGTTGGGAACCGTGTGCTTACCTGACCCTTTGCTTTACGAGAGAACACCGGCCCTGTGTAGTCCCTGTCCTTGAGAACGGGTCTCGAATCGAACATCGGGATGCCGTCTTCCGTAAAACCATACAAGTCAAACGGTATGGTCTTAGGGAACTGTAGCTGCACTTCCTCAAGAACTGACGGATCAACCTGACCGGCGGTGACGCCCTTGCTAACCAGCCCTACATAAGCCCTATCATCTTCTTTGTATAGGGCGCTCGGTCTTGCGTCTGACTCACCAAATCTCAACTCACCAGCCGTGCCACCAGCAGATGTCAAGGTCACTGGCATCAGCGTGTCGCCATAGCCTTGCGAGGCATAGTATCTGGCTCGGTGCCTGCCCTCGTGCCCAGTAATGCTGGCAGCGCCACGCTCATTAGCGGTGAACTGTAGGAAATTTGGTTGAAACTTCTGACCCGCAGCAGCCATTGCATCAACGCGCTCAGTCTTAGATTGGTCTACGCCTGTGGCTGCAAGCTTTAGAAACTCATTCGGGGTCATCATGGTCACGGTTGATCGTGACGATGGGTCTACAGCGTCTCTGAACTGGTAGTCAACCCTCTCTGGGTCTAAGAACTGCTGCGTTATTGGCGATGAATCCATCAACTCTCTGACCTGTGAGGTCTTGATGTCGCGCCCTCTTGAGAAGACAGGCTGTTCAATGAAGTCAGCCATCCTTGGGCCGCCTTGCTTGCCAACCCTTGACGGATCATCTTCAGCGCCTGCTGTAGGCAGCACCTGACTGGGAGCAGTGGCGGATACACCAGCCTCTCGCTCGGTAAGTTGTAACGTGCGGACTTGATCTCTCGGTCTAGAACCAACCCGACCAGATGAGATGTCATCAATGATGCCCTCAAACGATCTGAACCCAGAGCCATCAAGAGCATTCTTCATTGCTGACATAAAGCGTGTAGATCGACGCAGCAGGTTGGCAGGCTTGCCTGACACCAAGCTAGGGTTGGCTCGTTGATCTCGCACCATCTCAGCGACAGCTTCTTCCATCTGCTGAACTGGATTGTACTCGGCATACTCTTTAGCAGCCCACTCCGTGTATGTTTGGTTACCCTTCTTCAGCACCGCAGCCCTGTTACTAAGGATCGTCCACTCGGTCTTTGTGAATAGATCCATCATCCGCATGGCGTGAATCATCTCGTGATTCAGGACATCAGCTAGTCGAGCTTCTACCTGCTGATCCGTAAGCGTGGGATCATTAGCCACTGCATCAACAGACAAGAAAATCTGATTCATGTCAGGGTGGTAGTACCCTTCAGTAACCTGACCCTCTTGAGCATCAGGATCTACAACGTCATCCCTGACGAACCGCTGCGAACCCATAGTCCCGCCTACAACAAGCTCTGGATCTATCTGTTCGCCTCTTTTTATCGGCCTAATTCCATACACTAGGTTACCGTCTGCGCCCCTCACAACGTTCCTGAGGGCGTGTGAGACGTTTACTGGCACATCCCCTACGCTCAAGCCCTGCATCTGCTTGGCTAACGCAGACTCAAACTGCTGAATCTCTATGTCTTGACGCTGATCTATGGATGGGCCTTCCAATAGCAAAGGCTCTTGCTCTGTCTTGGTAATGCCCTGCGCCTTTGCGTCTTCGAGCAGGCTGTCGAGTGCAGTAGGGGATACGTCGCCGTCAATCTGGAAATCACCGATGGCATCGCCTAGCTGCATTGGCCCCATGTCTGGGTTTTCTTTGAGTGCCGCTACCGCCCTTCTAAATTGATCACCCGTGTATGGCTTGAGCTTAAATAATGGGAGTCTAGTCGGCTTGTCGAACCTTGGGAGGGAGCGCATCTTCTGCGCGAACATCTTAAATTCACCATCAGTCATATCGCTCAAAGCCGTGCCGGGAGAAACCCCGGCAAACTTCTCAGCCAAGAACTGTAACTCTGGTGAGTCGATAGGAGATATTACGTTCTTTGCATCTAGAATGTTCTGCAAGAACTGCCGCGCAGGGAACTTGTCTCGGTATACAGACTCATCAACTCGACCAATGCCTGTGTTCGCATTTAGCTGATTAGCAAAAGCTTGAGCCTCTCCAGCATCGCGCCCGAACCTCTTGATTCTAGGCATGTTTTTCTTGTCAGCGCCTGTCTCAAGATACTCTTGCTTCTCTTTATAGTTCAGCTTCCTGCCGCGAATTACTTCGCCTGCACTGCTGACTACAACATAGTCAGGCACCGTAGCGTTTTTCTTTCTGCGATCTTCTATGCGATAAGACTCAGTCTCAACCAATCCGTTGAGTCTTGTATCAACTATGTTAGGGAACTTATCGTTAAGCTCTTCTTTAACTTCCTCTAGGGTGAAGTTGTTTGATAGCGGTAACCCCTGCTCCATGCGCCTGCGATTGATCCGCTGCGATGCAGTCATCCTAGCTTCTGGGCGCACACCATTTGCAACATCACGAATGACAGAGACTGTGTCTTCGCCCTCGTAAAACCCACGGTCAACGGTGGTCTCTGCGGCAGCATCTACAGATGGCCCAATGAACGTCATCTGTTCAGGGTCGTTAGCAGCAATGTTGTATCGCCTTAGCGTCTTCTTCTGCTGATCGTCGTAATAATTTGAGGATGATTCGACTACAGCTTCGCCAGCATCGTATACGTTGCTCAACTCCACCTGTCGATTGAGGGCACCAGCTAGTGCTGCGGCATCGCCACGACTCTCAACTGGCTGGCTGTATGCATAGCCCTCTGCATCAACAACAGAGAAGCTGTCGCCGTTGTCTTGTATTGAGAAGGTATTTCTCTTTGACGGGAACGCTCGTCCCATCTGGCGTGATATCTCAAGGGCCGTCTCATCAACAGTGCCTCTTGGCGTTATAGTTGATGCTCTGTCTCTTGCTGCGGCAGATACGTCAGCCTCTATATCAACGTCTCGTCGGCCTTCTAACTGCTGCTGCGCTTCTATGTCAGCGGCAATCTCATCTATCAGGGCGGCACCGCGCTCCATGTCGAGATCTGCGGAGAGATCAGCGTCTTGTTGCGCTATAAAGTCTTCTCGTTCCTTAATCTTTGCCTGCTCTTTTTCTAGAGCAGAGTCATAGTTGGCCTTGTTTCTGCGACCAGCAATAGCGTTAACAACTAGGTCTGCACCGGCACCAACAGCGCCACCAACAGTAAACTCATCGTATAGTGTTGGCCCAAGTAACTCGGCGTCCTCGTTGTATACGCCTTTCTCAATGGCATTCTGCGCGATACTAGCCAAGACTTCTTGAGTAGCCTCGACGCCGCCGGTTCTCAGGGCAGAGCCTAAGACTTCTCTGTATCCCTTAGGCAGCTTGATGTTTCCATCAGCGTCAATCCTCTTGAGTAGTCTTGTTGGAGCAGCTAGTTCGCTGAGTCCGACAACGCCGCTAAGAATAGCAGCGGTGTCTTCTTGATCTTCTGAGACATCAATGCCTCTTGCTCTTGCAGCTTCTACCTGCTGCATCTGTGTGCCCGTACCAGAGCCAACAGCTAAGGTTCCCGTGGCACCAGCCCCAAGAATCTTTGCGCCCTTGCCTGCCAAGCCTGCCAAACGTAACGCTGCTGCTGGGGTAAAGAACGTGGCAAACGAACCTATACCTTCACCGAACTTGGTGATCCATGTGTCTCGGTAAGCCTCATCAGCCCCAAGGTATTCGTCTATTGCCTGTCTGCCTTCGCGTGAGGCCGCTACAAGGGCGTTCTCATCGCCATCGTCTATGACATCCTCGAATCCAGCGAGGTTTGTGGCGGCGTCAGATAGCTCTCCAACGCCCTCTCCAGCAGAGACAAAGGTGTTACCGAACCCACGAGCAATAGCTTTACCGAACTCAAAGGTCTGACCACCAACCGTGCGCTCATCTGCTAGCGGGTCTTCGTCTTGCGCGGCGACTTGATTCAGCGCCTCGTCAGGAAACTCCTGAGCAAAGATCCGATCTAGATCCGCATCTGTAGGCGGCGTATCACCAGTAAGCTTTAGCTTGCGCCCTTTAGGATCGGTAACCAGATATGTAGGCATTTATGGCACTCGCTCCACTTGATACTTGGAATCGCCATCCTTAGCAGGCGGCTTACCAATCTGGCTAAACTTTGGGCCTTTGTATATAACGCCCATCATTGATGTTGCTTGTTGTATCAAGAAGTCCGCTATGTCTGTCTTCTGATCTGGGGTCATTCCGTCTGAGATCAAATCATCCATAGCAGACGTGACGTATTGCAGAACCGCCCTTTCGTTAAGAGCTTCCCTATCAAGCCTGTCACCCTCTTCCTTATCAACCTTGAGCAAGAACTCTTGGAGGTTGGCCTGCATTCCAAGAACAGTCTTTTCTGCTGCGGCTTGACTGACATTGTAGTCCTTCAGCCCAGCGATCCGAACTTTCTGAGCCTCGACCTCACGCTTCTGCTTGTCTATCTCAGAAGCAAACGCCGCGTCCATCTCTGATTTCTTCAGGCCGAGTCTGGCTGCACGATCCTTAGCTTCAACTGCACGTTTCTGCGCGTTGGATGCCGCAACAACCTTGCCTGCCTCAGACAATCCTTCACCCAACTTGCCACGAGCAATGCCTGCGCCTAACGCAATCAACGACTGAGCACCTCGCTCACTCTTGATGTCTGCTAACTGCTTCTGAGTCTCTGCTTCGTACTCATCTACCAAGGCTTTGTATGATAGCGTTGGACGCTTCTGATTTTCTATCAGATCAGCCAAGCCCAATGCTTCGCCGTATAGATCTGACGCATTAAAGATGTCATCGCCAGCAGCCTTCATCTGCTGCTCGACTATCTTTTCATAGTTCGACTTTAAGCCTGTGGCCCCTGTGCCTTGAACACTGGTGCCTGCATCGCCACCTCTGTTTCTGTCCTTTGTCTCTGTGTAGTCAGTCAGGTTTATGCCGAACTGTTGGTTGAAGGTTTGCTGCGGGGCGTTACCAGCGGCATTCGGAGCCAAGATTGCACTGAGAGCGTCAGGAGTTAAATCCTCAGGTTTGACTCTGCTAGCGTCAGTTTCCTGAGCATTCGTGGCGACTGGCTTTGGCGATGCAGAGTCAACCAAAGCTTCCTGCTCTGCCCTGCGCCGAGCCATTATCTCTTGCTTGGTTCCGCTCAAGGTAGGGTTTTGTTTTCTTTCGGCTATCCTGTCCATAATGGCTCTCATTTGAGCCTTAGGCGTATCACCAATAGCAGGGCCAGCCACCTCTGCATCCCGTCTTGCTTGGGATTGCTGACGCAACAGATCCCCGTATTCGTTTAGCTGCAACTGTCTAGTACGCGCTGCCAGCTTAGGATCTGTACCCTGAGGAGTCACTGTCTCGCCAGTCATCTTGGAAAGCTCAGACGCATACATACGGTCAACGTCCGTGACCGGGAACGGCTTGATGTCAGGGTATTGGCTTGGGTCTTGATCCACTACGTTCCTGAAACCACCAACGTTCTCGTCATACATCTCTTGCGTGTATGCGGTTTGTGGTGCGCTAAATGTGCCCACTGCTTCACTAGGCTGTCTGTTACGCCTTTCCCTAGAGCCAGCGGACAACTCATCTAGGAACGCCTGAGACGGTTTAACAGCCAGTGCTCGGTCAACCATCCGCTGCCTCATTGCTGGGCTTGTATTTGGATAAAACCTTCTATTAGTGTCGTATTCTTCGGGGTCTCGTGGCGTAGGCTCGAAGTCCCCCATAGCGTCAACAACAGGAGCTTGACTACCAAAGACCTGTTGTAGCGCATCGTAAGCAGCGTTACCCGGACGCACGATATCTGTCATGGGGATGTTCTCCATGACGCTGCCAACTCCCTGCGTGTTAGGAGGCATAACCGTAGAAGTTGGCTGGTCAGTGACGCTTTGCACTGAAGCCTCACCAGCGGTGTTGTAGTACATACCGCCGAGCCGCCTCATAACTTCATCATAAGTGACTCCTTTATCCTTTAGCTGCTGCAAGTACTGCATCCTTGGGTCATCAGCGGCAAACGGTACGCCTCGACCAGCAGCCATCGGCACAGGAGCGCCCATAGCAGCCTGCATCTGAGGATCTGGAGGTGCAATAGCAGCTATACCCTGCTGAACAACCTGATCCTTGACCGTGCCTTGAGGCGCTTGCTGCTGCTGATCAGAGAAACGTTTACGCATATCTGTGCGTCTTTGTATCTCTGAGATCACAAGGAACTGAGGCACCTGACCAGTAGGAGCTTGAGCTTCCTGCTGTAGCCTTTGATCTGGCAGTCCCTTAACCATGTCTTCAACATCAAGTATGTTCATAATTACTTACTAACCCCGGTTAGCGTTATATAGACCGACGCCGCCAATACCAGCGCCAAGCAAACGTTCAGTCTCGCTAGGGCCACCAAAGCTTGTCGTGGTCGTTCCCGGCGTGACGGGGAGACCTTGAAGCATGGAGTTGTAGAACGCTAACTGCTCTCTTGGGAATGCCTGTTGACGCAGGAAGTCCTGATAACCCATATCCATGCCGCGCTGTCCCATCATGCGCTCAATCTCACCGGCAGCTTGCAGGTTCCTAAGACGCTCGATCTCCATGCGCTGGGCATCTACGCCTAGCTGACCTAGCAGACGGGCTGAATCTAGCTGCTGCTGGCGGTCTGATCTGTCGCTTGCAATGCTAGATAAACCCAGCCTCGCTCGTTGCTCTTCAATTGCAGCGTTCTGCTGACGCGCAGACATACGAGCCTGATTCTCTGCCTGATTGACCCGCTCTTGAATCTCCTGTGCAGACAAACCAAGCCGTGCAGCTTGCTGCCTAGCGGCCTCACCAGCCTGATAGACGGCACGTTCTTCTCGCTGCTGCTCAAGCCGCAACTGCTCGTTGGTCTTGAACTGTGTCTGTTCAAACTTCTCACGCGCCTGCATGAGTTGCTCGTTGGTAGAGAACTGTTGTTGCCTGAACGTCTCTTCTGCTCGTTTTGCTGCATCTTCCTGCTGCTGTGCCGTGAGTCCAAGCTTCGCAGCTTCCTGCTTTGCCTGCTCTCCTGCTTGAAATGCTGATTGATTCAGCTTCTCCATCAGCGCCTTACCAGACTCAGACTGGGCAAACGCATCTTGCTTAAACTTCTCTTGCGCTTGCTTTGCCGCCTCTTCCTGCTGCGCGGCATTGAGTCCAAGCTTCGCAGCTTCTTGTCTGGCAGACTCGCCAGCATTGACTGCGTTCTGCGTAAACTGCTCTGCTTGTTGTAGAGCCTGTTGCCGCTGACCGGCGGCCTCTAGCCCGAATTTACCTTCGGATAATCGCGCTGATCTGTCAGCTTCAAACGCAGCTTGAGCCTGCTGAAACGCCGCCTGATCACCTGTGGCTTGAATCTCATCAAGCTGTTTTCTGGTGTCAGACCCAAGCTCTGCGGACAGTATGGCCTCTCTGTAGCCCCCTAGACCCCCAGACTGGGCAGCTTGCTGCTCTATCTGAGACTGGGATATATCAGCCTGCTTCTGGGCCTCCTGCTTACGCATATCCGTAACCAACTGGGTGTACGGATTCATGTATTTTTCTAGTGTCGCTGGGTCTGCAATGGTGCCTGCTTGGAATCCCGGCCCTTGATCAATCTCACCTGTATACTGCGACTCACGAGTGGTTGCCTGATAGCCGGGGTCAAACGTGCCAGCCATGTAGTCAGACGATATATCGCCAGCTTGATACCCTTGCTCTCTGCTTCCTGCTTGGTAGCCCGGATCAAACGTACCGGCCTCATAGCCTACATCACGCTGTCCCGGCATGTAGCCCACACCGCGCTGATCTGCTTGATATAAGTTGCTGATATTCCCAGCGTCATAGCCAGAATCAATGTTGCCTGCATTGTATCCTGAGTACTGCATAGGCGGCCTGTAGCCCTGCATTACGTCTTGTCCTGACATGAATGGAGTAGAAGAACCTACCTGTGACGCAATGTTGGAGGCATCAGTAAACTGCTGCGGCCCTCCTCTTCGAGCCATATCCTCGAAGCCTTGCATCCCAGCAATCTCTCGGTTGGTAAACTCGGCAAGTCGCTGTCCGGGGTAAGCTTCGTATGGACGGGTACTCTCAAAGACAGTACGCCCCATAAGCTCTTCAAAATAAGGACGGGCATACTCAGGGATATTTGTTTGTGTAACCTTGCTTTCTTGAACGCCGCTACTGCCTTTACTCTTTCCCATCTTCTAGGCTCCTTTCATATACAACATAAGATCTGGAAAACTCGTCTTGCTCAAGCCACTTCCAGAATCCCATACGCGCAGTGGCCTCTATGCCAGTGCAATTTTCATCTTTACCAAACTCTTTGAAACGATCCAGCATGTCCCATACCCAACCGTTGAAATTGTCTCCCCCAAGAAACTGTATCGCTAGCATTTTTTTCTCTGGATACTGATAAATCTCAGTGGTTCCAACGCCTTCGATACGTTTCTCTTCGTCAAAGGCAACCCACAACTGCTGGCTACCGTTGAGTATCGCAGCATAAAGAAACTCTAGATTCCAACGCCCATGAGACCTATCAACCGCCCTTGCCAACTGAGGCTTCACCTCTACCCAAAGCGTGTTCAGGTAGTTAGGGGGGATCATTGTGATCGTATGGGTCACCTCTCTAGGCTCATCCCTACGCCTAACCTTAGGCTCTCTGGAGATGTCCTTGAACTGTGATGCGTCGAAGTCTAGTAGTTTATTCATGCTGGTAGTATACCCCCTGCTTTAGCTTGAATCGGTGCTGGCTGCCTTGTTGTGCCAGTCCTCTCCATGCGGACTCTATCCATCATGCCCTCAAGCTCTTGTGCTCCAGCAGAACTGTCGCCGTCACCCAGCCCAGATACAACATCACCGGGAACAATAAACTCGCCGGGAGACACCGCTACAGGCTGCTGATCACCAATCATTCCGGGGATCATGTCATCCATACCGCCGCCTTGACCCTGAATCAACCCCTCTTTCTGAGATCCGGGGACAACTCCCTCAAGAACCTCAGACCTCAGAGCTTGGAAGGCTTCAATACCAAACTCATCGATGAACCGCTTGATGACAAGGTCTGTCTCTTCTTCTGACAAACGACCCATCAGGGCCATTGCCGTCTGATCAAAAAGCATCTTCTCCATTCCGGCGTTAGTCTCACCGCCTGCCTGCATGCCGTAAGCTTCCCCATACCGCATACCGGCTATGTCGGTCTCAGTCGTTTCATCAAAAGGATTTGCGTCAAGGTAGTCTTGAGCGGCCTTGCGCTTTCGCCCACCTACAGACTGCCTGTTCACAATCTCTAAAGCTTCAGCGCGTCTCGATGGATCTGCTGCCGCTATAAATGGATTATCTGACATGCTTGATGCCATGACCGCAGCGGTATCAGTGCTTGCCGTGCTTGTCCCTGTTTCTGCTGGTTCAGGGTTACGGAAGTACATAATCTCTGGATCTATGCCGGGACGGTAACCCTCAAGATCTGCTGGACTGATAACCTCAGTACCCCTCAAGCCTCTCTGCGCCGCAGCGGGGCCGCCAAGTCCTGAACCCAAACCAAAGTTGAGTCCTCCACCGGGGTTAAAATTGCCGGGATCACTAGATGGGCCGCCACCCATCATCATCTTTACTGGAGGCGCTTCGCCTGCCAGACCGTAAACGCCTGACACTGTGTCCATGTAGTTCTGTGGATTGATGCTTGTTATGCCACCCTCTGCCAGACCGCCTACACCGCCAGATGTGCTGCCGTACCTGCTTGCCTCTAGGCCAGCCTGATTACGTCGATAGTCCTCTTCTCGCTCTTCCGCAGACTGCCCGAACATGCGCTCCATCTCGTTTAACCGATCTATTTCTGCGCGTTGACCTTCGCCTACTGCGATAGGGATCGCGGCGCTAGGAGTCAGCAAGCCCTTACCAATATCGGCAAGCCCCCCGTCTTTTACAACATCAAAAGCAGACATGTCGGATGCGAACTTTTTAGCTGCATCGGCACCTGCTCTAGCAGTCTCCGCTTGAGCTATAAAAGGATTGTTTGCTGCGGTTAAAGCGTCAGGAGTTGCTCCCGCTGCTATCTGTTGAGCTTTAGATAGATCTGCTAATTTGCTGGCATCAGTCGCTGCCTGCTCAAATCCTTGAACACCTTGCAGGCTTTCGGCCCCAGCCTGCACCGCCTTATCTACACCAAAGGTCGTTGCGGCAGAGGTAAGAGCCTTCATTGGGTCAAAGTCTTCGCCCATCAAACCAGAACGGATACCCTCTGTTGCCAAGCCTTTGCCAGCCATCAATGCCGCTTTCCCTACCAGCCCACCACCGAGACCGCCCAGTGAAGTCAGAGCGCCAGTAAGAGTACCGCCAAGAGCGCCACCAGTTAGAAAGCCACCAATACCAGTGGCTAATGCGCTACCACCAAGGCTGCTAGCAAGTGCAGCCAAAATAGGAAGGAACGCCTCAGGCTGCCCCGTTTCAGGGTTGATGGTTAGCTCCCCTGTAGGCGACAGTGATGCAAGACCTTCGACCTCAATCGGGTTCATGTGAACCAGCATTGAATCTCCGTATCGTCCCTGTCGGGCCATCTCTTCAGCCATTGGCTGCATTGGGTAAGGGGCTTGTTGCATATTCATTAGGTGGTCTCCACGCCAAATATGTTGAAGCTTATATCTCCAGAACTAGCGTAGACCTTCACGACATCTGCCTGAGACAGGCACATGCCAATCACAACAGTCCTCGCGGTACTACCAGCTATTGCTTCGTTGAAAAAAATGAATTGTTTGTCATCTGCACTAGCACCAGCTACGTGAATGCTGACTCTGAACGAGCCAACCAAAGCGTTCTGATTGCAGATGACGAGGGAACTTACTGTAGTCTGGGCAAGATTGGGCACCGTGTACAACGTCGTAGTGGTTGTTGCGCTAGGGTTTACCTGTCCCAAAACCTTGATTACGTCTGTCACGAGGCACCCATTAGAAGAAACTGATGTCTACGCATAGACAGTGAACCTTGCTTATCACCCTGCGTCTTTGCGATATTGATATCGTTCTCGACTCTATTCAGGGCAAGCTCAAGAGCACGACGGGTGTACGCCTCATTTTCTTGTCGGTACTGTGGATCTGGGACAGGCAGAGGCTGTTCAAGTATGCTCATTAGCGTCTACCGTCCTGTCTCATGTCAAACCTCAAATCACCAAGCCTCCAGCCATAACCTAAGCCGTTGCTTTCTACACGTACTTTTGTGTGTCTAGCTCTGGCGCGAACATGAGACTGCTTTGTTGTGTTACTGATCGTTGACGTGGTCAACGTGCTTGCCTCTTCCAAGGGGAAGTCACTGCCCTTGAGGGTAAGATCTATCGAGGCATCACCTTCTTGTCCTGTAAACGCGAAGTCAGGGATGATCCGTTTAATAAACATGAAGCTATCGCCATCCCCAATCTCAAGGTCACCAGACTCAACAAACGCATTCATCGCTGATCCGTCATCGTCAAACCCGACTTCATGCTCGTACAAGATGTTTGACTTGTCAGGAGTATCAATCGCACTCGTCGCCAGCGGCCTATTCTCAATTGACCGACCACCGTATGCGCCCCTAGCAAGAGTGCCAACTGCCCACAGGTTCTCTGCATAATTGTACGAGACGTAGTTCGTTACGTCTGTGTTGCCCTCTCCGACTGGATAAAACCAGATTACCTCAGAGTATTCATTGTTCTCGGCAGCAAAGACTTTGAATCGTTGAGATACATTCAGATTATCGAACACATGCTCTAGCACGGAACATGGCAGCGGTTGAACAGACCCGTTGTAAAGATAAAAACCGCCTTGATCCATGAAATAAACAGAGCCTCTGGCGTTCACAGCCGCCTTAGGCGATATCATGGATATGTCTGTGCTAACAGTAGAGAACTGAAACGTAAATGGTGCCCCGACAAATCGCATGGAGTGAAGGCTCACGTCAGTCCAGATCAGTATCTCTTGCCTAGCTTGAACAGCGCCAATAATTTCAGATCCTGAGTTAATCCGAACACCGCCAGCAGTGTTGGTCGCTGTAGGAGTCCAATCTGCTGCATTTTGTTGATCAGAGAATCGAACAAACAACGGGTCAACTGCTGCGCTTCCAATTGGGTTGGAGCCAAAAGCGATGACGTGCTGATCGACATCTGACACCATAACCTGCAAGGCAACCGTTGGAACATCAGATGCCCCGGACAAGGATGTTGCGTTAACTGCTCTTGTTCCCACACCAACTGACTCGTCCCAGTAATAGATCCCGCCACCACGAGCATTAAAAATAAGATCTTCGCCAAAGTTATCTTGGCTCCACAAACGCAATTGACCGGCAGCAGAGATAGAGCTTGCGCTACCAAACGTGCTTACGCCCCACGCCTCAGAACCCCATCCCGTGCCGGTAATGAAAGCGTTCAATCCAGAATTTATTTGATATGCAGCTACAGTAGAACCGCCGCCGTTGCCGGTGTCGCTAGAGTTTGCCGATACAGAAGCGCCTAAAGTGTCTAATGCTTCTATCGTAAACGTGTCAGTTGTGGGTACTGACGTAATCTGATATTCCTGATTCAAGACGGCGGCTGTTATATTTCCACCCAAAGTCGCTGCGCTTGTAAAGGTGACAAAGTCGTTTAAGGCAGCGCCGTGTGCGGCCTCTGTCACAGTGATCGTTGATGATCCATCTGTTGCTGCAAACGTTGCGTCACCAGCGCCAGCGGTCAATCTCAGGGGCGTTACATCATTGAACGTAGAGCCTTCATTCACATAAAACTTCAGATTGGTTCCAAGACCAAGATATCGCGTTCCTTCAAGAGATGACCAAGAGTGCAACGATCTTGCTATGCCGTAAAACGTATCTGTTACAGACTTGACCCATCCGCCAATCTTCTCAACGCGCCCCTTACGGAACCGTATCTTGTCGGAGTCAAACCATCCAGCGTCTGCCGTGTACTCAGTACCCTCTTTGTTTACGCCGGGGCTGAACTGAATCTTGGCGAGAGGCATTACCTAAAAAACCCCCCAAGACCTTGATTTGTGGCTTGCATCATCTGACGCGGCATCTGATTCGTCTGACGCTCAGGCTGCATGAAAGGTATGTAATCTCTTCCGGGCTTCATCTCCATTGTCCGCATCATGCCTCTATCGCCCAGCGGGTTTTCTTGCATAGGCATTCGGTATGGCTGGACTTCATTTCGGGGATATCTCGGCACACTCATGCCGCCACCCTTTGATCCACCCTTGCCCGGAGAGGGGGCGCGGAATGGCATAGGTTGGTATTGAGGCTGATTGTAGCCGCCAAAACTTTGATACATGGGCTGCTGATATCTCATGGGCTGGCGAAACGGCTGGGGCTGCTGAAACGCTTGCTGTTGCAATCCTTGATAGCCACCAACGTTCTGGTTATATCTCATGTCACCCATGATTCTACCGACGCTAGAGCCAAGGCTGTTTCCTGCCCCGTAAGGGTTTGGGCCGTCAGCTACAAAGCTATTCTGGGGTATGGGCTGTGGCTGTTGGAACCTATTGTTTCCAACGTTTCCGCCCCCGTAAGGGACGGTCTGTCCGCCGCCTTTGCTGCCGCCGCCTGATCCGCCTCTGCTCATAACCTATACCTCTTCCCAATTTTGGCCTAAGAACAGGAGGGCTTCTGCCTCTCTGCGCCTTACAAGACCGTCTAGCACTTTACCACCTGCTTTATTCCATCGGCGTATTTGCGTTGGAACGTCGTTATAATCTTCTTCATTCAGCCTGATCAGCAAAGTAGATTCCCTCAGGTTAGTTGGCCCTAGGTTGTATGTCCATGCTACTAATGCATCAAATTGATTCTGCTCAAGAGGGCACTCAACGATGTCATTGACGTACCCTTCAAACTCTTCAAGATCCTCAACGAGCATTCTCTCAGCGTCTTCCTGAGAGCAAGAATCGCCATCTTCCACGCCACGAGTATGACCGTACCCAATCGTCCAGACGTTAGCGGAACACTGATAAGCCTCTAGTTCGCACCCTTCAAACTTCTTAATGAGAGCCACGCCCTCTGCGCTTGTTTGTTTACTCATAGATATTTTGCACCTCAAACGACACGTCATGCTTTTTCTGATATATGTTCAGTGTAAACCTAATCTCTTGCTTCGTATTCCGATACATGTGTCTTTGACCAGCATTCTTCCATGTAACTAATCGATTCGGGAGCCACACAACCTCTTCAAAAAACAATCTTGTCCCCTCAATTTTCTGTAGAAAAAGTGTTCCGTCCCCCGTTTCTGGAGCAAGGTAGAGTACAGTGCTGACAATCTTATCTGGATGATCGGCGTGAAGGTCGTACTCGTACCCCGGATCGCACTTGGTAATAGACGCTTCAAAAACTCCGACAGGATCTGCAACCTTGTCGGCATAACAACTTCTAATCCTACCCACTGTTTCTGCATCCAGCAGTGCCTCAGACTTCTCTATGCCGTTGTATGAATCAACGTGCGTATATCTTAAATCGTTGAGATCTCGGACTAAGTCTTGATAAAGATCGTCGTAAAGAAAATCATCTACTACTTTCACGGGTAGGACTCTTTGAAGCTCTTAGCTTGTACATCAACTCGTGATATTTAATGGGCGACCTGATCTTCATGAGCGACTTAACATCGATTAGAGGCATCTCTAACAAAGCAGGCCAGTCCATACCGGCAAGCCACTCCGCCTTGCGCCCGTTCATGTACGCCTCAAAAGACGCAGCAAAAACACCCCAGCCCTTTTTCCTAGCGTGGGTTATCGTCATGGGTATCGTCATTGCGATAATCCCGAAGTTTGCAAAGTTGCCATGCAAGAACCAGAGCAAGACAACCTCGCCAAACGGGTTCCTCTCATATCCTGTAACGGTGTGAGTCAGATCATGCTGATCCCTATACCACCGGATATAACAGTTGAACGCCGACTCAGAGGGCTTCTCGCCTCGCTTCTTGGTGTCATCAGCAAATTGAGATGTAGATCGACTAGTATCAACTAAAAATCTAGAGTACTCGTGGCCTAAGCTACCTACCGGCATAGCTTTAAGCTTATCAACATCATCCAGAATCCCGACTAACGACTCATCGTTATCGATGATCCTTGATCCTATTGGAGTACGGCGAAACGTTTCGTACTGTTTGCGGACAGAGCGCGAGGATAGCCAATTAAAAACAATGAAAGCGGCCTCAAGGTCGTTGGGATTCTTGTACAACCTACGCATAGCGCCTAACACGCTGCGTAATTGATTCTTTATCTTCCTTAGACCCAATGTTTATACCTCTCAACAAACTCAGGCTTTGCACACTGCACATCGCACACACTGCAAGGCGGTGTCACATCTCTATTACCATTAATAAGCTCAGTAGAGATTCGTTGTAACTCCTTGTTATCACGCCACTCTCTAAACAGATTAACATCTTTGACGTTAGCAAAGCCGATTTGATGCGACCAGTCGTTGCAACACATCTGCAACTCACCGTCGAAGTTAATGAATATCCCCCTCATGGGGTGTACACACGGGCCTTTCACGGCGGTGCCACCTGCGATTAACCCTGCCCTGTGATTAAAGACATGCTTGTATCTGAAGTTGCCACCCTTAGGGTCTGGGTAGTCAGGTAACACATTCACGTCTCCAACCGAGCCACCGTCCGGCTTCCAGTAATCCTCAATCCGCTCACCGTTATCTAAGCGTGGATACTTCTTTCGTCTAGCCTTAAAGTCTTCTTCGGTGGTGTAGGTATTAAGGACTAGATTATCTAGCTGACGGTAGTAATCCCAGTAACGATCAAGCCGCCACCCATTCGTTGTCACCTGTGTACGGTATCTGTTGGGTTTACGAAGCAACCGCTGAATTATCTTCTCGAACTGAGGATGATTTGTGCTTTCCCCTCGACCCGCCAAAATGACATTACCGCTGAATCGCCATTCTTCGATCTGATCCATGATCAGGTCGAACATTTCTAACGTCATGTTCTGGTTGTTGTTGGGGTAAATAGATGCATCAGACCGTGGACAGAACGAACATGTGCGGTTGCACAAGTCCGTAATGTTTATATCAATCTGAACTATCCCCTCCAGATCCATTCGTATCTTCCGATAAGTCTTTGTAGTAATCGATTATAGACAAAGCCTGTCTAATATACCTCTTTACTTCTGCCATGTTAGAGGAAAGGTTTTCGTAACCCTTTGGCGACACTCCATAATATGCGTTTACTGGAGCGTTACCGGCCTCTAGATCGTCTAGATATTCACGCATCGTGTCTGGGGTTAGCACCTTCCACTCAACAGGTGCCATCGAAACAGAGTTGGGTAAAGGCGGATGATAGACAGCCGCTTGCTGTACCACAGTCACAACCTCAACCTGCTTTGTTTCAGGAACGTATGGCTCACGACCTATTAGGCCGCAACCACTAAGAAGAAGTATTGGTAATAGCTTCCAGATCACTCAGCACCCCTTTCGTCCCGCGATTGATTATCTTCTCTATCAAACCCGGCTTCCGTAAAGAGAGAACAGTCATATCGTGCTTTGCGAACTTTTTTCTGATCGTCTCCACCTCACGTTGAGATTCTGCGTTGTCAATCTGCAACTGAGAAACACGCTCATACATTTCTTGCTGACGGGTTTCTGCCTTAACAATTTGCTCGTTAAGATTTTTCACACTGGACTCTAGGGCCGCTTGGTTATCTGCCGCCACTCGAAGCTGAACAGACAAGGCTTCCTTCTCTGCCTCTGCCTTATCATGATACATCTTGAAAGCGCCACCAGTCAGAGCTAAAGCAACTCCAAGAACTCCAGCTAGCTGCCACATATCATTTCCTATTTGACCAAGCTTGAGCGCCAAAAAACGCTGCAAGTATGCCTGCAACGGATACAAAATATACTGCTGCCATATCACCCAAGATGGTTGCTGCTTGATTCATCCCAAAGAACTCACTGATAACCACCAGTGACGGATATAACAGCATACCCCAGAGCGCGAACCACGACATAGCTCGTTGAGCATCTGCCCGTTCATGCTGTAGCCGCAGTTCCTGCAACTCCTTGCTCGTTTGTAGCTCTTCATCAGAGACGATGCCGTCACCATCCGTATCGAAGCTAGCATATTCAGAGCCTTCCTCTAATCGCTTTGCTGCCATATCAGTCCCAAGTCTTTGTGTTCTCTGGAACCCGCTTCGGGATGCAATATGCTGTCACGTTTTCTTGCCTCTGATAGCGGTTGTTTATCTTTGTTTTGCCTGTGCTGACGTAGTAAGCAAAAGCGTTGCATCGTGTAATGTCGCGGAAGTAAAACTGATCTGCTATTGGCTCACCGTTTATCACCACAACCAATAAGAACGCCATCATCGTGTCAACCAACCAAGTAGTAGCGCCAGCGTCATGGGTAGCAGAAATAGTAGTACGGTACCAATAACGGCGTATTCTTTAACTTCTTTCCAAAACTTCTTTTTAGCTGCCGCCTTCCTAGCCAACTCAAGCTGCTTTTGCTTACGAGCGTCTGCCATCGCCTGCATAGCTTCTTGGTACAACTGTCCGTTACCACTAACGGTAAACAAATCCTTGATCTCACGCATGGTTTCTTGGATCTGCTTCTTTGCCAACGCCGCTTTCACAGCATCGGCCTCTGACAGCTTGCCATCGTTTTGAGCGCGCTGTAGCTCTACCTCGGCACCACCTAACGCAGACAAAAACCCAGAGATAGACTGAATGTCATTAGTCGTTTCAGCGACCTGCTTGATCGCACTGGTAGCCGCATTTACGCCAGCTACAATTGCAGCGATCTCGCCAATCACAATCAGCCACCCATAAACTGTGGCAGAGCCACCGCAACAATCACCGTCACATAAACGCCCCAGATCATCATTTCAAGACGATCAAATCGCTTGCTGCCATCTTGAAGACGCTTTTCGATACCCTCGTACCTAACCGCGCATTCACGCTCGTGGGCTTCAATTTGCGCTATGGCCTTCTCTGTAGGGGTCATATTTGTTTTGCCTTCATCATATCTTGTCTGTTTTCCTTCAGCATAGCTGCAACAGCATGCCACCACATGGGGCTAACCTTGCCCGTTACAACAACCGCAACGAAACCTTGGCTTTTAGCTTCTTGAATAGCTTTTCTAACGGCCTGATCGATAGCGCCAAAATCATAATCAATACTATCTGACATAAGAATAACAGCACCTCTAATCTAGAATCAGAGGCTTCTTCTCGCCATAACTCCGACTCTTCTTTTGTCATGCCAGCAGGTCTAGTGATTTTGAAGAAGCCAACTGCTCTACAGTAATCCTGCCATCCTGCATGGTATACACGGTAGGCATAACAGTCTCTATTGCCTCTCGAACCAACTCCCCTTCACCGCCGGTTTTCAAGACCTCCTGCTTCTGGATAGCGACCTGCTTCCAGCTAACCTGAGGCGCTCCTCCAACAGAACCAATGTCCATCTATTTAACAGGGCGTAGGTCAGGGATGCTTTCAGTGTTCATCGAACTCCAGTCCTGCACTCCATGAGCTATCTCGTCAGCAAGGGTATTGCATAACCGTTCATACGCCTTTTGTTGAAGGGAGGCATTACAGTGCTCTACCAGCAGGTTCTGCAATTCTTGTGGCAGATCTGCAACCTTGTACTCAGTACCATCCACGTCAATCGTCTCAGGTATATACATCATGTCTCCTTAATCATCATCAACAACAATGTTTGCGTTGCTGTTCATCGTGAGTGTTCTTGCATTACGACTAGAGTAGGCCGTGCCCGATAGATCTTCTAGCGTTTCTGATATTCCCCAGTCACCGCTTACATCTCTGATGCGCGTGTTACCGTCCTCGGTGAAGTCTTTGAGGCGACTACCTTTTTCAGAAACATGACTCTGGATGCTGGTGACCCCTTGTTCCTTTAGCCATGTGTGAAAGCTGACAACGTTGGCCTTATCGTATACATAACTTCTGCTGCCATTAGCGTCAGCCGCACCAAGCCAAATCCACATATCTAACTGGCTATTAGCCACTGTTCCAAAAACCAAAGTTAGAATCAGCCCGTCATCTTCCGTCTTGAAACAGAAAGCGTTATCTCTTGAAATGTATTGTTCAGCAATGGCGCGAAGGTGCGCTTTTTGATCATCGTATGTCGTAAGTCCTCTCTCAGCGAAAGGGAATGTACCTGTTGCTGCGTCTGTCATAATGGCTAACGAACCATCAAACACACGATCAAACTCAGCATCTACGATGGAGAATATGCGTGTACGAACCAAGGCCATTAGTTACTCTCCGCTAAAGCTTTGATGAATCTTGACTGCGACTCGCATCGACCTATGTATGCTTCAGCTTGAGTCTTCTTTTCCTCGCTAAGGTTCCCTACGAATGGCGTAACACGATCAAGGGCATAAGCATACCTAGCTGCTCCATAGAGACCGTGAGTCAACACACCAACATAATTCAAGACACTAGCTTGATGACCAAGAACGCCGTACCTAGCTAGCTCTGCGGCAGGTAAGACCCTTTCTGCAACACGATCCACCCTATGATTCATGTAACGAGGCATCTTTAATATCTTCTTGTCACGCAACGCGCCTGCATCTTGCTCTGGAGTAACATCCCACAGGTCGGGATTGACTATGATGACATCTAAGTCCCATGTCCCGTGAGTGATGTTCGCACCGGCTAAGTTGTATATCTGATCGTGCTTTTCGCTGTCCACATAGACACCGCGCTTCGCTAAGGATATATGGAACGTGGAGAGTTTTTCGTCAGGGGGCAAGTCTTCTGATTTTATATCAAGAACAATACCGCCTCGAACGCACATCGTGATGCCGTCTGCATTGTCAAGTGCAGTAGCAATGACACCAGAAGCCCCCTTCTTGATCAAGACAGGCTCCCAATCAGGCATGTTCGCCTTGATAGAGTCTACTGTGATCGCGCTCCAAGCGTTCTCACGGACTAGTATTTTTGGGTTCAATGTGAGGAACCTCCGAAAACTGATTGAAAAATGAGGCAATACGATCTATCGCGTCATCGCTTTTGCCATTGATTATACCGCTAAACGGACTGTCAAATACTCTAATCAGATTATCCCGGTAATTACCACCGCTTAGTATGGCTTTGTATATAGAGGCGTATGTGTGATGGTTTTTGGATTTCAGATCTGTAAACAGATGAAACCCTTTACCTGCCGCTATTGCGGCTATTCCCATTTCGCTATTCCAACAACATCCCACGATATCTGCCGCATGCATAAGCTCATGCCCTGACTCCTTCTTGTTCAGGACATTATCTTCGCCATACAAGTTTTTAAGATGAACCACCAGCGACACGCTAGAGATTGGATGAGGCTTAATTACAGCGCCCTGATCGACCGCAGCTTTCACCAACGCCCAATCCAATACCTGTTTTATGCAGTTGGTTCCGGGCAGGAATATCACAAACTTGTGCTTGGACTTAGCACTTCTTAGCCTGTATTTGTCCTCAATACCCTGACCCATCTGATCGACTAGCTTTTCGCCATAGCCGGTTGGGTCAAGCTTTACACTTGCGTACATAGCCATTTCAGCAAAATGTACATTGGCGGGTTTTATGTACAGGTAGTCTTCAAGAGCGTCCGTATAAACGTAGCCGTGGATCTCTTTGTCACCGCCCATGTCATACCAAAGGTCGTACTCAAGATTAGTGTTATAAAGTCCGCGCTCAGGAAGCAAGCTGGCTAGATTTAGCGAGTTACATTTAGGGTTCCTAAGAATGTTCCCGCTTTTGAAGAAATGCGATCCTGTTTTCCCAAGACGATCATCGAGGGCTAACTGCTCAATCGCCACCTTTGCTCTCCGCACCAACACTGCGAATATCAGAGATCATCTTCTCTAACTCATCAAAGCGATCTTCTGCATCGCCAAAATGTTCAAGCACTATGTCGAGCATAGTCTCTATGCGCTTGTTAATAGCCTTTAGCTCTCGCTCTACGCTTCCGTCCATTGTGACCCATCGTGATATCTAGCGTTGTGTGCGCTACCAGACGTAACCTCAGTCTGGTTGCCGGTAGCGGTTAGGCGCTCAAATATAACAGTGTTTGTGTTGAAAGTCGTCGTTGTATTGAACGTCGTTGTAGTATTAAACGCTGTGTTGAATGTCGTTGTAGTTGACTTGCTTGTAGCCGTAGCAAATCCAGTCAATGTGTTAAACGTTGTTGTAGTTGATTTCGATGTTCCTCGGCTAGTTGCAAACGTTGTAGTCGTACTCCTGCTCGTTCCTGTCGCCCGTGAGGTATTGAAAGAAGTCAGGGTCGTTTTGGATGTTCCCCTGCTGGTAGCGGTTGCGAAAGCCGTATTATAGCTCGTCGTGGTATTCTTGCTGGTACCGAATGTCGTATTAAACGCAGTGTTAAACGACGTTAATGTCGCCTTACTCGTTCCCCGACTTGTAGCAAATGTCGTATTAAACGCAGTGTTAAACGACGTTGACGTGCTTTTGCTCGTGTTGAACGATGTATTATAGCTCGTGGTGGTTGCTGCCGGTTTTCCGCCCACAACAGTAAATGTTTGTTTGGAGGTACCCCTACTTGTAGCAAATGTTGTTGTAGTATTTTTACTCGTAGCCCTACTTGTACCGCGAGACGTATTGAACGACGTGTTAAAGCTAGTGGTCGTATTCTTGCTAGTGCCCCTAGACGTACCCCTCGACGTGTTAAACGACGTAACCGTAGACTTGCTAGTGCCCCTCGAAGTCGTGGTATTAAACGAGGTGTTGTAGCTAGTAGTCGTGTTCTTGCTAGTGCCAAACGTGGTTGTCGTGTTAAAGCTAGTGGTCGTAGCCCTAGTAGTATTGAACGCCGTGTTGAACGATGTAGTCGTGGCCCTAGACGTAGCCGTGGCAGATGTAGTCGTAGTATTAAAGGTGGTTGTCGTTGCCCTGCTGGTAGACTGGCTCGTCTGGGTTGCACGAGACGTAGCTGTGGCGCGTGTTGTCGCGGTAGCTCTGGTCGTGTTGTATATAGCGTTCCAGACTGTCGCCAACGTACCGCCGTTATTAACGACGATGAAGTTCACCTGATGAAGCGTATTGGCTGTAGCACGGACAGCAATCTGCGAGTCGGTGTCTAGTTCCTTCAGCGTACCATTGTCGTTAATAAATATAGCCACTATTTGTTCCTAGCTAATAACGTAGAACACATGCCCGTCTGGGAACCCAGAGGCAGATGTCGGATTCGAGCTAACAATCGACTGTGTTCCTACCGTTTTGCCGTTAGAAACTATGTCAGTAAACGTGCCAGCAGCGGCTGTATTTGCGCCGATTGTCGTGCCGTCAATTGATCCGCCGTTTATATCTGCTGTCGCAATGGTTGCGCTAGCTACATCAGCAAGCTCTAAGTCTATGAGTGCATCTGTGACCGCCGCGCCACTGCCAGCACCATCTAGGAAGACAACCTTAACGTTACCATTACCAATCGTTACAGTAGCGCCAGATCCTTGCTTAATAATTATGTTTTGCGACCCACTTGTTGCATTCTCAATGATATGAACGCGGGTCATTGTATTCGGCCCAATCGTGATAGTGCAGGCTGAATCTAAGGTGCCTGTGTACTTAATGTACATTGCACGAGCGGGATCGGTTGAGCCATCAGCTACCGTAGACGCGTGCGTATTTGCATTGGTTGTGATCGCCTCAGTGCCATAGCCTAAAGCCTCACCTATAAGCTCAAGGTTGGTATTTGTACTGGTGCCCCATGTTCCGCTTTCATCGCCATTAGCGATTTCCTTTAATCGAAGGTCATTAACGTAAGTCGCCATCTATGCTACCTCTGTCCAATTTGCTGTCTGACTTGTATCGACAAGCCCCCATATGTTTATTGCGGTAACCGCACCAGTTCCACTAACGCCTATCGGAGTAACCACTGCCTTAGCTATTACGGTCACAGAGCCAACAGAGCCTGTCCCAGAGACGCCTGTAGCGGCCCCTGTAGCCCCTCCGGTAGCTGTAGATGCAGATGTAGCCCCTGTCGCAGAAACCCCAGCAACGCTTGTTGTAGCGTCTGCTGAGACGGTTGGGGCAGAAACTTGGCCTGTGCCCTCAACTCCCGTTAGGTTAGCGTCTGGATCTGCATCAACAGTTCCAACGCCTCCAGTAGCCTCAACACCTGTAGCATCGGCACGGATGCTAAGAAGAATCGCAGAAGTTCCAATCTGGCCTGTGGCCTCAACACCTGTAACCGGCAGTGTATTGTTGCTTATCGTGGAGACTGTGCCTGCTGATCCCGTAGCTTCAACGCCAGTAACAGAGGCTGTTGCACCGCCTGTCGCTGTCGCGGTGTTTGACTGACCAGTGCCAGAGACTCCGCTAACAGAAAAGTTTGCAAGGCCCGAAACCGTAGCCGTTGTAACAGCACCTGTTGCCTCAACACCTGTAGGAACTACTATAGCGCCTGCTGTGACTGTTGGCGCTGAAGTTGAACCAGTGGCTCCAACTCCCGTTACGTTAGCGTCTGGATCAGCGTCAATAGTTCCAACAGCGACAGTACCAGATACACCCGTGACACCTTGAACAATGCTCAGTGAGAACGAAGGCGTTCCAATCTCACCTGTGCCTTCAACCCCGGTCTGGGGTATTACGTTAACGCTTGTGGTTGTAACCGTGCCAATACCGGATGTGGCATTAACCCCTGAGGGCGGGACAGTTACGCCCAGCCCGATGGCAACATCTCCTCCTAGCTGGGTCGTACCTTCAACGCCTGTAACAGGAAGGGTGTTGTTTGATACGGGTAACGGTACTGTAACTTCGCCAGTGCCCGAAACTCCTGTCGGCGTAACATTTGCTTCTGCGACAATGGAGACAGACCCAACCGCACCAGTGCCCGAAACACCAGTGACAGAAAAGTTGGCATCGCCTGAGGCAGTAGCCGTAGTAACAGCGCCAGTCGCCTCAACGCCTGTGACGGTGACAGGGACACTTCCCTCGCCCCACGCAAGGTCACCCCAGCCACCGCGACCCCAGCCGTTAATTATCGCCATGTACTAAGTACTAGGCTATTCGGATAATGGCGTTAGACGCATCCGCAGTAGGGAACTGAATGGTAAAGTCGCCTGCTGTTGAAGTCTTGTCTCCGCCAAAGTCCAACGCACAAACAGCAGGGTCTCCTGACGCGCTATCGTTAAAGATAAGTGCGCCTCTTGCAGTGACCGTCGCATTTGAAAACGTAAGATCTGCAAAGTCCGTAATTGCAGTTGTACCTGAGGTGGACGGATCTACACGAGTCAGGGCCGCACCCTTTGCTGTGTAGTTTGTACCTGACACCTCATTAGACGTGGTGTATGCGGTGGTGCCTGCGCCCAAAGAAGCACTGCTTGTATACAGTGCCAAGTTAAACGTGCTTCCGCCAGAGTTCTTAAAGTTGTGTACCGCTTCCAAAAGCTCTTTCTTGAAAGACGTACACATTGCAGTCGTGATAGCCATTATAGACTCCTTATGATGTTCGCCATATCAGCATGGCCTTGGTTTTCAAATTCAGCGGCAAGAGTGACTCTGTCACTACGAATCGCTTCTTTGATATAAAAGAAGACCGTCGCCCTGACAGCCCTCTTGAATTCGTTTGCTTGTTCTGCAATTGCAGGATGGCAGTTTCCGCCAACACTAACAATCCTATCTGCGGCTGAATCAGCCCAGAAGTCTGGATCGTGACCCTTGTTATCTGTCGTTGAGACAAGGACGTTGCCTATGCCCATTTCTGAAGGTGTGATAAGCACTCAGCTACATCCTTTCTGAACGAACCATACCGGCTCTGTAATTATCCGTTGTGCTGTAACCCTCGCCCAAAGACTTGAGGTCAGCCAAAGCCGTCTCATATCTAGTGGCGTAAAGTTGCATCATATCTTGTTCTGTCTTCAAAAACGTCCCAGCCTCTATCAGGCTTCCATAAAGCAAGGCTTCTTCTGCATTAGACCCTAGCCAGCTAGTGCCGTCTGACGCCTCTGTAATTGATTGAGGCGCATAGAAATAATGAAGCTCTACGGTAATGTTATCATTGGGTGTTGGGCCTAGTATGAACGTCGTATCATCAAACAGTGCGTAATACTTTGGCGTTCCCGTAGTGCTTGCTACCGGATACGCCTGACGAATGAAGTTTACGTCTTTAATTATCAGATAGTCGTAACCAGACGTAGGCGTAATAGCTAGAGAATACGGAGATAAAAAGTCCGAAGGAGTCTCTAGGTACGAGTTGCCTGACGTTGTAACCCCGTTAACTGCTTTGCGAAAGTTAGGCAACTGGACAGCTTTAAGTATTCTATCTTCCGCCTGCCGAATAATAAGCGGTAAGTTTGATACCAGCGTGGTCTCAGTGCTCTCCAAGTAGTCCTGAATAGCAGACTTGAGTGTAGTGAATGTAAGGGCCATCAGCTTGTTGCCACCGTGACTCGGCCTACATCACCCGTCATGCCCAAACCCACCTGACCCACAGGATCAAATGACGATAGGATTCTGCTCTCATCCAAAGATCTGTCGGGTCTTGGGTTCAAGAGAGGCTTAGGATCGTCAAGCAAAAGCTTGCCAACCTGTAGCTGCGGCTGGTCTGGATCGACAACATCTTTGCCAATCAAGAACCCTGTAGGTCTTTGGTTAAAAATTTCAGGCACAAGATCTCTAAGCGGATACCTGAACCCAGTTCGATCACAATAGCCGTAAGCGTACTTGCCCTTTGCTCTACTCAAAAGGTATACCCTCCCGGCGAAACAAACAGAGAAGCCTTGTTGCGATCAGACTCAGAGGCAAGCTTCCATTGCTCCTCGTAATCCATCTTCAACGCTTGCGCTCTGGCCCCAGCTTGGGGGTACTTCATGCTTAACTGATACGCCAAACCGCTCACCAAGCAGGGTAAGAATCTAGCTGGAACGTCTATATTGTTCGACGCAGGGCTTCCTGCATCTTCAATCCGCTCCATGTAGTAATACCCAAACGAGTAGGTCTCTTGCGCGTCAGGCGTAGGCCACAGGTTGATCGTGATATTGTCTGCGTTTCGATCAACGAAGTACTGAAGAGGCTTGCTTTGCGACAGCTTGTTGGGAAGGTTTGAGTACTGACTCACCGAAATGCGGGTCATCGACTGATCAAACTGCGAGTTCGTATCGCCTGCATCTGTGCGTATGAACGCTTCGATGATGTCTAAAACCTTGCCATCCAGTGTATAGGTGTTAGTACCGGCAGTGAGTGCTTGCGTCCCAAACTCAACAGTCCAGAGATTTAACCCTCTGTTCTGCCACTCAAGCATCATCAGGTTTAGGCTGCGCCTAGCTGTCTTGTAGTCATACCCACTACGAAGCTCTAATCCTGCCCTCTCGAAAGCCTCTTCCATAGAATCGGATAGGTCGAGATTAAATGTAAATGTATTGCTAGTAGCCACTTACTACCTCCGATTCTTCTTAGCTTTTGGCTTCTTTGCCTTGGGCTTGTTAATTTGTTGTTTCTGTTGCGCTCGGCTTATTGGCATCAGCTTTTACCAAACTTCTGCTTCTGCGACTTAGGGGGGCTTTTCTTACTGCCACCTTTGCCAGACCAAAACATCTTGTTAGCCCAGTATGCGGCTGATGTCTTGCCCTTCTTAATGTTCTTTGCATGACGAGCCTTGAAGCTTTTACGAGCCTCGTCTGAGTAATTGTGGCCCATCTTCTGATCACCAAATCGGATGATCTTCATCTTGCCTGCATCACGCACAGCAACCACGCCTTTCTTTGTGGCGTGGCTTGGTGTCCTCTTGGGCTTATTCAGCCCCTGTAGACCGACCTTCTTTAGCCGGTTCTTTTCCGCATCGGTCAAGCTCATTTACGATGCCTCGCTGTTTTCTTGGCAATCTTCTTAGGCTGGCTTGAGTGCTGCTTGCCTTTTTTTGTGTCGGCTCGTTTCTTTCTACTTGTAGCAGCGTACTCCGCATCTGATAGAGCCGCTCTAGCCTTCTTCGGGAGATACCTTTCACCTGTCGCTTTCTTTCCTTGTGTCGATGGTTTGCCTGACTTGGTTCCCCATTCTTGCTTTGTCCACTTCTTCAGCGACTTTTGCGACTTCTTGAGAGGCATTAGTTTTTGTAACCCCCGCCAGATTCCTTGTAACGTTTAGCCAGCATCTGCGCTTTACGCGCAGACCACTGCCCCGGCTTGCCGCCCTTGCCGCTTGCCTTTATAGAGTTGAACAGCCTCTTGCGTAAGGCTGGCTTCGTATAGTTGCCAGCCTCGTTTACGCGAGACTTCTTCTTCTCAGCCACTAGAAGTGCTTCCTTACCTGCATAACGATAACGTACACGTTGCCCGAACTGGCACTGACAGTAGAGAACTGGATGTCTCCAGTAACGCCACTACCAGCGTTGTTAGGGATGCCTGTGAAGTCAGTGAAGTCAAACGTCCTAGCATCATCTGCCTTTAGCTGCCAAGCCAAGACATCACTCGAAGCGTCAAATAAGATCTTTACGCCCATCCCTACGGTGGTGTATTGGATCTTTTCAATCGATACCTTGGTGCAAGCCGCGCCCGTAACAGGGTCAGCGGCCAATGCAGAAACATCGATCTTTGTTACTGCCGATTCACCAGTGCCATCACTGACATTTGTGAACCGGAATATCGCAGTACTACCATTGTCTTGAATGGTTTGTGTTGCTACTGCATCAGCCATGACAACCTCCTATTAGGAATCAGCAAACGCTGGAGCATCGGCTCCTTCAGCATAGCCCCAGACATACCAACTGTCGCCATCTTTAGCGACAAAGTTAATCTCGAAGATGCCGAAGTCGGTCAACGTAAGCTTGCGATTTGAGTTTCCATCTGAGTAGACAGACACGTTATCTGCATCTGAATCCAGATGAACGATGCCGCCTTGGATGAAGTTAGACGTGGAACCAGTATCAAAGATAACGTTCTCAGTCTCTTCAGCAGCGCCGCCGTAGATGAACTTGAAATTGATACCGGCAACTGGTGCTGGCAGGGTCAAGGTTCGATTTGCTGTTACCGCAGGAACAACGATAGTGCGGCTGCCATGCTCTGCTGCCGTAATAGTAGTGTCTGCATCGGTCAGTAGTACCGGCGCAGCAATAAGTCCAGAGTTATCAAGCTGGAACGAGGTGGTTACCTCTCCAGAAGTTGAGTTCTTTGAAACAACCTTGAATCCATTTTGGGAGCGTACCGCTCCTGTGAAAGTCGAATTACCCATTGTAGTCTCCTGTCTGGGTTAGTCCTTATGTTCCACGTGGAACAATCGGTCAGGAAAAAGGGCGGCCCCCGAAGGGGCCACCAAACTCTTCCTAGCTACTAGCTAGATCCGGGTGATCCATAGATACCCAGAGGGTCAGAAACGCCGAAGCTGTAACGTTCACGCGCTTTGTAGCGCACGTTGCCAGTATCGAAGTCACCGTCCATTGAAGTTTCAAGCGAAGTACGCTCGAAGTGCTTCATGCCATTTGGCACATCAGTGATCAAGAAGAAAGCGTTGCTGTCAGTCAGGTAGTGATTGACTGCATAGCCTTCTGGGATCGCACCCATGTTGCGGATAGCATTGATGTCGTTGTCGCTGGTCGCAACACGCTGAGTCGTTTCAAGCAGACGATCTGCCGTAAACATCAAAGCGGGTGGTACGATCAAACGGCGAGGACGCGCTGCAATAAGAAGACCACGCTCATCGGTGAACGCAGCAATCTCAATGATCGCATTTTCCAGTGACGTTTCGTTCAAGTCAGCACCAGTGGACGGACGGTTGGAGTTAGTTCCACCGTTGACCAAAGGATGTGAAGCATTGAACAGAGTTACACCGTCTCCAGATTGGAAGCTGGTGAAACCATTGTTCAACAAGTTTGCCGCCTTCACCTGCTTGGTGTACGCCATAGCGCGAGAAAGCGCCTTGGTGTAACGAGCAGAAAGTGAATCGTACAAATTGTCTTCCATCGCTTCCTCGGTGATCGCAAAGCCCATCGAAATGGTCTCGTGATTGTACCGAGCGGTGTAAGACTCTTGAGCGGAGTCGTAGCTGGTAGCCGCGCCTTCTGCTTTCACAGGGGCAGCAGCGAAGCCAGACAACTTCACTTCTTCCTCGAAAGAACGATCAGAGCTTTCAGTCTCATAAATGAGAGTGTGCTCGTCCTCGTACTTTTCATACTCCAAACCAAAAAGAGCATTAAGCCCCGGCAGGAGTTCTTTAAGCATTTGCGCTCTTGAGATAGCCATTGCCTAAACCTCCTATACGCCAGTGGTGGTAACGTACTGATGACCAACGTTAAATTTAACGATTACATCAGTGAAGCTATCACCAGCCGAACTAGTTGGCCCATCTACAAAATCAATGATTCGCAGTGGGAGTGTGTTTGTTGTTGCAGCAGTGCTTGCGTCAACAGCGTTCTTGCTTCGACCAATAGAGGTAGAACCAGCGGTTTGAACAACCGCTGCGTTGTTACCCAGAGTAGTCTGAGCGAGAGACGCATCGCCTTGCATACGCATCAACACGTTGGGGTCATCAACCACATAAGCCACAATGTCACTTGCAGAAGTAGACGCTGGGTATGTTTGGCTGAAAGTCTTTTGGTTTGTGTTGGGATCGGTGTACGCGCAACCAACAAAAACTCCTACAGGAGTCAAAGTTGCAGTACCCGTGTCCTTTTCAACGACACCATCAGACACCAATTTTACGAAATCTCCGTAAAAAATGGCGGTGCTATAACCACTTGCAATCTTGATGTGGCGAATCTTCCCGGTAAACGAGCCGCTCGCACTCAAGGTATCAACTGGTTCCGCACCTGTTGGGGCAGCAGAAGTAGCCATAATTGGCCTCCTAGTTAATAATAACTAACCCCTGCTAAGGGTTAGCCTTTTCCAAAGGTAGTCCTAGTGCTTCGCTCTGGATTGAGCATCGGCATTCTAGGATCGTTTTCTCTGAGATAGTTATTGTCAACCGAAGCCATCTGATTTTCAGCAGCCTGCTGGAAGTGTCTTGATCTAGCTTCCATTGTTTCCGCAGGAGCCTTACACAACAGCAATCCGCCAACCTCAATGTTTCCTTGGAAACGTGAGCCTACATCAGACTCAAGCATCAGTTCTGGATGATCTTCCGCCCTTACAGGCTCCCATCCTTCCCTGAACATCTTGGAAACGTGAGTGTTGTCAGACTGACCTAACAGTGAAGTCTTAACCCACCGGAACACATAGCCGTCTTGCGGCTTTGGATCTGGCAGTATGGAAGCTGGCTTCCATGAATCACTTGGTCGTTCAATACTTTCACGAGATTTACTTTCTCTTGGGGTGCGCTCTTCAGACATTACGAGGTCTCCTTAGCGAGTTGCCTCGCGTACTGTTCCGGGGTTAAACCCAGTCTCTTAGCGAGAGAGATCTGAGTAGCCGTTAACCGTAATTTGCGCGGTTTAGCACCGTTACTCCTTGCGGAGGGTGCCACCACCGACGAGGGCTGACCGGCAGTCACGGATGCGTCACGGCTATATGATTCGCCTTTATCCTGCCAGTCGTATTCTGGAAACGCGCTTCTTAGGCGCGAATCAATCTGTCTGAAGTACTCAGCACTATTGGGCTGAATACCTCTTTTAATCAATGCTGCATGGGTTCCATACGCAAGGCTAGTCATTTCTTCATAGCCTTCCTGCATAAACCACGAGTTGCGACCCGCCCAATCTTCCGCTTCAGGGCTTACCTGAGGCTCTGGTTGAGCTTGCTGCGCCACGCTTTGTGCTGCTTGTTGTGCAATCTGTTGTTGTTGCCAAGCTTCTACCTGCTGCTCTCGCTGCGCTTGATTAGAGGCTAGGTTGTTCTCATACCTCTCTGCCTCGCCAAACTCAGCTTGTGCTCGATTTAGGCTTTCTTGAGCCGAGATAAGTCGATCTGTGTCGCCTTCCTCGTATGCCTGCTTGTAATTATTACGAGCATCTTGCAGTGAAAGTTCCGCCTTAGCCTTAATCTGAGCTACCAAGGCTGCTTCGCCTCGATTGATTAGGGCTTCATTCTCTTGATTACGCTTGTTTAACTGCTCCGCGACCCGTACCGCTTCTTCCCGCATACGCTCTGCTGCTTCACGCTTCCTGCGCTCTTCATGCTGCTCGTATCGAAGCTTGTTGATTCGCTTCTGTACCTTGTCGCTGTATCCAGCAAGCTCTTCATCATCATCGTCAATACCGACAGAAGTATCCGAAGCCTCTGCCTTTGGCGGCCTACGATCTTCTTCAGTCCTTTCATCAATGACTTCAAGCTCGAACTCACCCTGCTCTTCGGGAGACTCGCTAGATTTTTTACCAATCTGCGTCTTGATGCCAAAGAACTTATCCTCAGAACTCATGGGCTGTTCTGGTTGTACGTCCATTTCTGCTTCACTCATACCTTAATAATCCCCCTTGGATCTTCTACGACGGCCTCTACGGAGTCATCGTTGATTAATCGAAACTCTTTTCCATGAACCTTGAATCTAGTTCCAGAGTAAGAGCGCATGATTATCCAGTCGCCCTCGTTACAGTAAGGGCCATTAGGGAACCGACTAGGGTCATTGTAAGCATCTGCTCCCATCTTGAGAACCATGCCGACAATAGACCCTACTTCCTCATCGTGCAGAGTGGTTGCAGCCTTTAGGATGCCGCCCTCAGTTTTTTCGTCGGGGTTTGGTAAAGCAATTAACAGTTTGTAGCCTTGCGGCTCAGGCAACTGATTAGCCTTGCGGGATTCATCTGTCCCGATATCTTCTAATGCTTCAGACATTAGCTTTCCTTTCGCACTGGAAATTAGCGTCCAGAGTCGCTTGCGTTACCTGACGTAACGTTATTCAGACTCGTACTTTTCAGCCAAGTCTAGAATCTCTCTCTCAGCGATGGCTAAACCTTCAATGATTCCACACAACTTAGTGTACTCACTGTAGTCTTTACACGCGCCACCGCTAATGAAGTCTGCATATTCGTTCATTTTTTCGCGCAGGTTACCCTGCATGTACTGGAATACGTTCTGAGAACTACTTGTCATCAAGCGCATCCTGCACAAAATCAAGGCCAAGCTTGAATCCTTCTAGCTGCTGCTCACTTTCGTCTTGCGACAGCTTGACCGCGATTCG